CGCCAAGATGCCGTCGCGCTCGGCCAAAAGCTTCTGCTGGAGATGCTTGTCGCGGCGCTCGGGCGGCACGGTGATCGTGAACGGGATCAGGTGCAGCCGCCGCTTCATCGCTTCGTCGATGTTGCGGATGGCGGGCTTGTGGTTGCCCGCCACGAACAACTTGAACTGCGGGAAGAACTCGAAGAAGTCCTGGCGCATGAAGCGCGCAGAGATCTTGTCGCCACCGGTCAGGTTCTTGAGCTTGGATTCGGCCCAGCGCTTGCCCTGTTCGGTTTCGATGGCCGCCACGAAGCGTGCGCCGCGCAGCCCCGCCATATCGGTCGGGTGCCGGTCGGTGCGCGTCTCCATGAAAGTGTCCATCGGCGCGTTGGCCGCGTAGTCGCCGAGGATCGTGGCCAGCGTGTTGACGAACACCGACTTGCCGTTCGCGCCCGTGCCGTACAGGAAGAACAGCGCATGTTCCTGCGTCGAGCCGGTGAGCGTGTAGCCCGCCATCCGTTGCAGGTAGGCTTGCAGCTCGGCGTCGTCGCCGGTGATCTCCACCAGGAACTGCCGCCAGATCGGGCAGTCGCCGCCAGGCGTGGCCGTGGTGACCTTGGTCATCCGGTCGGCGCGGTCGTGCGCACGCTGCCTGCCAGTCTTGAGATCGACCACGCCGCCGGGCGTGTTGAGCAGCCACGGATCGGCATCCCATTCGGCGGTAGTTGCCGCGTGTCTGCGATCAGCGCGCGCCAGCCGTTCCACGCCGCCGACCGTGCCCGAGCTGGCCAGCTTGGCGGCAATCTTGGGGTTGTCGGCGTGGACGGCGGCGTGACGGCAGACGCTGCGGATCAGGTCGGTGGCTGCGAGCGTGTCCTCGGTGCGCCAGCGGTGCCCGTCCCACACCAGCCAGCGGCCCCACGCCGCGACGTAGCGCCAGTCGCGGTGGTAGCGCCGCGTGAAGGCCAACGCCAGCGCATCCTCCGTGCCCCACACCGATTCGTCGCTGCTGACCACCGGCTCGGCGTCGTCGGCGACGTCGTGCATCTGGAGACGCGGGCCGTGGGTGAGGAAG